TTCACTTGGGCGCGTCGCAGACGATGAAGCGGGGGCGGAAGTATCATCCCCCGCCGCCCACCAGCCTGCCTCGCACTCCCTGCACCACTCCTCAGCGCGCCGCGCCACGCGCCGCCGTCCCAGAACTGGAGGTCGCCGTTGAAAAAGGAACGCTGTACGCCCGAGTCCGAGGAAACCCCCGAGCAGGAATCCCGCTCGCACCCACCCGCCTTCCTGCGCAAGGCCACTCGTCTGGCCGAGCGCAAGTCCGGCAAGCGGTCATCGCGGAAGAGAGGCTGATCCTCGATGCCCGACCCTGCCTCCTCCCCGCTTTCCGACTACCTGACCGGCCTGAAGTCCAAGGCCAAGGACTTCTACAACCGCGCCAGCCAGCCCGGACTCTCCGGCTTCACTCGCAGCCGGGACACCTCCTACATGGACGACATGGTTCGCAAAGCCAACGAGTCCGCTCGCGCCGCAGCCGCAGCCGAGGACGCGAAGAAGGCAGCCGCGTCGCGGACAGCCGCGCGCAAGCCAGCCGCACGGACCGCGTCGCGTCGTGCCGCTCCTCGTGCGGCATCGGCGAGGAGGTAGCAGGCGATGCCATGGACGCCATCCGAATCCGCCCGCTTCACCCACAAGACCAAATCTCCCAAGTCCAAGCGCCAGTGGGCCAAGGTCGCCGACTCCACTCTCGCCCGGACCGGCGACGAAGGCGCGGCGATTCGGGCCGCCAATTCCGTGGCCAAGAAATCCGCAGCCAAGCACGGCAAGCGGTATATCCATCGAGCGCGCAAAAGGAGCTAACCCGCGATGCCAACTCCGTCCGTCCGACCAGCTCTTCCCGCTCGCGCCCCTTACGCCCCCGCCCCTTCCGGCACCCCTCGCGCCGCTCTCCCCGACCGGACCGGTATCCGAATCGACCAGCCGCCCGCCGCCGTCGACGGTACCGTTCGGCGCGCCTTGCCGACGCGGCTCCCTGCCCGTCCTGCCGCGCGCCAGCCCGCTCGCCTTGTTGCACGGAGATCTACTCCAAGAGACTGATTAGTGATACGCTGAGAAAGGGAGCGCGGCCATCTCGAACCTAGTTTTCATCGGCGCGAACAAGAAGTCGGCGAAGCAGGAGTCGATTGATCCGCGCGCGAGGCACGTGGCCGAGTGGGTGGAAGCCAGCGACTCGGCTCGCAACCGCGCCCTCGGCGAGAACTTCGCCAAGTCCGCCGAAGACCTCTACAACCTCCAGGACGCGATGACCCCCGGCCCGGTCTATCGACCTTCCCTCTCGATCCCAATGCTCCAGCGCATTATGCTCGAAGAGGCCAACCAGGTCTCGTCCCTTTCGCCGCGTATGTACGTGTTCCCGTCGGCTGGCTCCTCTGACCCTAGCTACGCCGCCGCCAAGCAGGGCGACCCTGCTCTCGCCTCCACCACCGTGCGTGACCTCGCCCGCGAAGTCTCCCTCCAAGCGCAGTGGCAGATCAGCAAAATGAACCTGCACCTCCTTATGGCCGGGCTGACCGCGCGCTACTGCGGCGCCGGGTGGATTGTCTCCGGCTTCGACCCGGACCTCTCTCGCGCGCGCGGCGGAATGTGGGCGCGCTCCATCGACCCTCGCCTCGTCTTCTTCGATCCCGGCGCCGACTACACCTGGAACCCCTCCTACGCCGGCTGGGGAACCTGGATGAACCTCGAAGACGTGCGGCTGCGCTGGCCGGAGACCTCGCGCGCGATCTCGCCGCGGCACACCTCGGGAGGCTTCCAGCCGTTCTCGGGCGACTCGGGCTATGGGATCTCGCAACCGGCCGGGCCGATGTCCTCGATGCCCGGCATCGGCGGCCAGAACGCTCGCACCCAACGATCCGAGTGGCGCGTGCTGGTCCGCCACTGCTTCTGCCGCGACTACACCCGCGAAACGGTCGAGCAGGCCGACCAGCCGCCCGCCTCGCTGATCGACCCGGAAGTCCGTCTGAAATACCCCAACGGCCGCTGGCTCGTGGAATGCGAGGGAGTGATCCTGCAGGACGGCGACAATCCGTACCCGCCCCGCCGCGACCTCGCCGCGCCTCGCTTCCCCCTGTTCCCGAACTACGTGCTGCCTCCCCTGTTCGGACCTTGGGGAATTCCTGTAACGCGCATGACCGAGAACCTCCAGCGCCTCGCCCAGCGCTTCTACACCCAGATCTACGAGAACGGCCTGCGCCTGAACAATGGCGTCTGGTTCATCGACGAGAACACCGGGATCGACGTGGATGGGTTCGGCGGGTTGCCCGGCGAGGTCTGCGTGATCAAGCCGGGCAGCCGTATCCCGAACGTCGTCACCCCGAACGCGATGGGATCAGGCGCGTTGCAGGGCGCGGAGAAGCTCTTGGCCCTCCAGAATGACTGCCTGGGATTCTCGGCCTCGCGACAGGGGGAACCTGGCGCGGGGAACGTCTCGACTGACTTGTTCGACTCGGCGGTGCTGCAATCATCGGGGATGTTGCAACTGGCCGGGCGGTTTCTCTCCGAGACGGCGCAGTCGATCGGCGAGTTCTTCTTCGACACGATGTGCCGCTATCAGACCAAGACCACGCTCCCTTATCGCGGACCCGAGGGGATCACACTCGCGGCGTGGAACGGGCAGGTCGATCCCTCGACCTTCGACGTCGCGCTCGACGAGGCCTCGGTCCGCCCGCTCTCCGAGGCCGTCGTTCGCAAGATCACGCCCGACCTGATGAAGGCTGGCGTGGTTGGGCCGGAGCGGGGTCTGCGGACTCTGGGTTATCCTGATCCAGAGGGAATCGCGCAGGAGCAGCAGACGAGTCAGGCGCTGGCCGCGCTGGCGAAGGTTCGGTCAGGCAGGAAGTAAGGAGAATGCGCGCAATGATTAAGACTACAAAGGAACAACCTGTAGCGCCACGACCACAAACAGTTCCGCAATGTTCTTGGCCCGGCCACTGGTTAACAATTACGGAATTTTCGAGAATGATGGGAAGAACTCCTAGGACTGTTTATGGTTGGATCGAGGATGATGTTCTTAGCACTTTTGGGATATCTGTTTATGGATTTCGTTCAGGAAGAAAGCACTCGGCCAGATTTTTCATACAAAATCCGTATGTCTAACCGAGTGCTTTATTGATTACTGCCTCGCCGCACCTTGTATCGTCTGACCACGACACGCCTCGCCCGATCTTGTCCAAGTTACTGTTTTAATGCTAATGAAAATTGACGTAGATTTGCAAAATTTTCCTTCGCCGTTAAATTAGTGTTGAGGAGGCACCCTTCCCCTTCTCCCTTCCCGGCGCTACCATCTCCTTAATCGCACCCGGCTTCGGCCTCGGCATCGCCCCGCGCCTCACCCCGTGCAAAGGAGAACCAAATGGCACATCGTCGTGCAAAGCGCGAAAAAAAGCGGAAGTAGTTTTCTGCTTTTTGTCATCTGTCGTGTCTTGAACTTTTCGAAAGGAGAATAATCCCCATGGCCGGAACCCCAAGTACCGCAGTCCGTGTCGTCAAGGATTATGGCCAACCCCGGAAGTTCCTGCGCGACATGCGTGCCAAGGCCGCGAAGCATAGTTCAGCCCATCGAACTAGCAAGCGGTCCTGACTCATCCCGGAGACGGCGCTGCTGGCCTTCGCGCCCCGTCTTCTTAGCAGGAGCGGTAGTCGGACAGGTCAACTCCCTGCCTGACTAGACCGCCCCAACCCGGAGCGAAGGAGGTACGCATGGCACAGCGCGGAGGAAGACGATCCGTTCGGCGTCGGCGCACCGCCGCTCGCAAGTAGAGGGAGTTGGTTCGCCAGCGCCCTCGGTTCGGCGGCGGGTGGGAGAAGGTGGGGGACCAGACCCCGCCCCTCCGCCGAAAGCGTTGGATGCGCAAGACAGGAAGCGGCAGGCGAGGAGTCGGGACAGGCGGTAACTTCGACCTTTCTCCTCCCTGCCGAATCCCAACTCAACCAAGGGAGACCTGGACCATGGGACCGAAGGTGAAATCGAACAAGATGTACACAGGCGGCGCGCGGCATATCCCGCGCATGACCCGGAACGTGAATCGGCGTCCGGGCGCGAAGCGGAAGTAGAGGCAGGCGATCAGCCAAGGCAGGTAGCCACCAACCATTACAACAATTTCATCAGCAGAAGGAGCAGCGCGATGGCAAAGATCAAAGGCGAGATGGGGAATAATTTCAATTCCGAAATCCTGAAATCCCCCCTGACTGTCGGCAGAACCGGCAACGAGCCCGGCCCCGACGTTAACAACAACCCGGTCGTCGACGTGAAGGATCCCCTCGGCCTGATCCCCGAAGGCGGACCGAAGCCGTACTGGTCGAACAAGTAGGCAGCAACAGGACAGAACTGGTCAGGACAGGTAGACAACTCTCATGGCAACCTCCAATCCCGCTCTCGCGCAGATGATGGCCCGGCAACTGATTGGCAAGCTGGCTGGCGCGGGTGGTGGCCCTGCCGCTGGCGGTCCTCCTGCTGGACCCGGCGGACCCCTCCCTCCCCCGCCCGGAATGCTTGGAGCAGGCGGTCCTCCGATGCCTGGCGCTGGTGGACCCGGCGGACCCGGCGGCGGCCCTCCCCCTCCCGGCCCCGACTCTCCTCCCACAACCCCCGCCGGCCTCCAGCTCTCGCAGCAACTGGCCGAACTCCAAGGCGCCGACCCCGACGCGATGGTCAAATCCCTGACCTCGCTCAAGTCCGCCGCCGTGCAACTCTACACCCGCGCCGTGTTCACCATCCCCGGCGTGTCGCGCAACCTTGCCAACGTGGTCAAGTACCTCGATAACTCGATCCAGGAAGCGGAGAAGGCAGCGGCCACCACCGCCGCAGCCGGACCGATTGCCAACAACGCAGCCATTCCCAACCCAGCCGCGCAACCCGGCGGCGGCATGACACCACAACTGGGCGCGTAACTCGCCCCCTGAAGGAGACCTACCCCCATGGCCCTGAACGACATTCTGAAAAACTCGAAGTACCCCGACGACATGGTGCTGAACCTGCCGGACGGCAGCACGGTCAACGTGGGCGAGATTCGTGCCCTTCCCGCCGCCGAACGCCAAGCCCTTACCTCGCAAATCGAGCAGCGTCAGAACATTCTCGGCCAGGCCGAACTGGCCTTCGCCGCCAAGTTCCAACAAGCTGTACAGGAAGGCTGGCTCGCGCAGGACGGCAGGATCGTCCCGCCTCCAGCCCGGCAGCAACAGACGCAGTCGCAGCAACCAAGCACGCCAACCGCCGCCGAACTCCGCGCCGCTGCCCAAGCCGAATTCAACCTCGACGACAACGACCCGCTTCTCGGTCCGGTTGTCAAGGCGATGAAGAAGGAACTAGCCGCTCGCGATACCCGCCTTGCTGAACTCTCGACCAAGATCGACGCCCTGCCCAGCCAGTTCGACTCTTTGAAAACTACTCTGACCGACTCGCTCGGCAAGGTAACCGGCGTCGTGAACACCTCTGTTGGCCGCTACCTGAACGATCAGTATCAGTCGCAGTTCGCCGAGGCTACCAAGTCCCTGCCCAAGGGTGTGACCGTGGACTACGAAACCGCCTACAAGTACGCCTCCGAACGTCAGCTCAAAGACAAGGACGGATTCCTCCAGGTCTCCGAGGCCGTGGATCGGCTGACCTGGAATGACCGCAAGAAGGCTGAGCAGGCCGAATGGCGCGAGTCCGAGAAGACCCGCCTCGCCAAGGAGATGGAGCAGAACAACAAGCTCGCCTCCCTGACCCCGCCCTCCTCGCGCAACCCTCTCCACTCCTCAGCCAAGGTCGCCGACGGTCAATTCGACCCGTTCAACGAGCGGACCGACGCCAAGGGCAACAAGGTCAAAGTCGTCAAGTCGTTCGAGGAAGCAATGTCTGCGGCGATGTCGGACGAGGACGTGCTGAAGTCTGCCATGCAGACGGCGACCTTCGGCACGGTGCAGTAGCCGTGCAGTAACCGGGCCAGGCAGTTCGCCCGGCCCGCGCAAGTTTTCCTGGGACCCGGCCCTCCCCCGCGCCGCCTCCTCCGACCTTAACCGCACCCTAACCCGTCCGGCGCTCGGTGACCTCCCCCTTCCACCCCCTCGCCTGGACCAGGAGCAGCCATCATGGCCAATAGCGTGGTTGGACTGGGACTAGCATCGCCGCCGGTACAGCTCTCGAACACCGTTAACGCGATCTCCCAGAAGTTTATCGTCCCGGTTCTCGGCGACAACGTTTTCAAGCCCTCGCCTGTATTCTGGGCGCTGACTCGCGAGGGGAAACGCTTCGGCGCGGGCGAACTGATCTTCCCTGAGATCTACCAGGAGGAACTGCCCGGTGGCGCCTACTACGGCGACCAGCTTCTAGACACCTCGGTTGTTGACTCGGTGCAGCCGGCGAACCAGCAATGGAAGCCGTACCGTCAGCCCGTAGTCATCCCGATCACCGACATCATCCTGAACCGCGGCGGCTCGAACAACCTCGACATTATCCGGGCCAAGTTCCAGACAGCCTCCGGTTCCTTCCTCCAGAAGCTCTCGCGCGCGCTCTGGCACTCCTCGCCGCAGAACACCTCTCTGGACGT